ACTTCAATTAAATCAGCATACTCATTATCTTCTTCAACTATATAATCAGTTTTATCAATTATACCTTTTGCAAGCTTATAGTTCTTTAAAAGTCTTCGTGCATTACGCCTTACTTGACGTGTACCTTCAAACTCTAACCAGTCCATATTCCATGCTGCCCACTCTTGATCTTTTTTCTTTTTAGGAATAAATTGAATAGGTTGATTAAGAGTACCCATGCGGTTGTATTCCGCTTTTGCACCATTTTTTAATTGTAAGGCATTATATATTTGCATATTATTTTAAATTTCTAAATGCTTTTTTTGGCATTTTCATGTTTGTAAATTGCTGGTTTCCGCCTAAATGACGGAATGGGCTCATATTTAATTTACTAAATTTATTACCTTTTTGCAATGATTTGGGTCTTTCAATTATATCAATGCGTTTTTTAAAACCTCTATTAGCTTGTTGCACTTTTGCAAATGCGACTAATGCACAATAAGTTACTAGTCGGTCAACGTTTAAACCATCATAATAACTTACCATTTCTTTTAAGAGCATTAGATCAGGAATGCGTTCAACACCATAAATAGTTTTGACAATTTCTCCATTATCTTTTGTAATAACATCCAACTCTTCTTGTAAAAACTGGATACCATAACTGAGCATATGACTCTTAAAAATTGTTCCTGTATTTTTCCAACCATATTCTTGATATACATTAGCATTAGCGCCTAATTCTTTTAGAAATAATATTTGACTTCTCGGTACTAAATATTTTTGTTTTTTTCTACTTATCATATATTGAATAAATAGACTTACGTTGTTTTCAACAATAGTCCAAGCATTATACCATTCAATAATAAGTTCAAGTTGTTCATGTGTTTTCTTTAAATCATCATATCGTCCACACCATGTAGCAACAATCATATCATGTTCAATATATGTTTCTGTCTCTTCACCATTAATTTTTGTAACCTCTGTTGGATTACGATAAACTATAATTGAACAAAGAGATTCAGATGTAGTTGTTTTACCTTCTGAAACAGGGTCAATAGATGCATAATAAGTTCCAAAATCTGTATTGCTTCTTGGTCTTTCATATACAACTAAGCAACCTGTTTTATCTTCTGTTTTTTTAGATATTGGAAATTCTAGTATTGGTAATTTATTTGTCTCTTTTACAGCAGGATAACCTTCTGCATTTCTATATATCTCAAGATGTTCATATGGATATACTTTATCTTCTATTCTTCGAAGTTGAGCTCCAACTAATTCTAGTGGAAAAACTGATTCTTTTCTAAATGCAAATGCTTCCTCAATATTTCTTGGATGCTGTGAAATTTCAAGTTGATAAGCTTGAGGAGACATCTTTCTTTTACATTCTATAAAGTATTCATCTAATGCAACTAAAGCTTCTTCTACTAATGAATTTCCATATTCATCAATGTATGGGGGCATAGACCATTGTTCCGGAATAAATAATCCACTAAAACCAATAGTATTATGTTTATCAATTAAGTTTGATTTAACTGGATAAATATCATGAGCATCAGGATCAAGTATCATATCCTTTAATGGTTCACATTGATCCAAATCACCCACAGAACCAGCGGCAATAAACATACCTGTAGTTATCATACCTGATTTAAGTGCAGGTTTTATATAACCAAATGTTTCATCCATCTTAGGAGCAATACCTGCTTCTTCATGAAAGAAGTATTTACAAGGTCCACCTACGCCACTTGTAGGATCTTTTTCAAAAGACATACCTTGTATTACACCCTTAAGACCAATTTCTGATTTACGCTTTTTATTTCCTACATGAGTTTCTGTTTCAATTTTTTGTTGCCAGAATAAAGCCTTATGTGGATTCATTGGTCTATACCATGCAGTATGTTTATTTAAAAAGGTTTCATATTCATTTAAAAACTTCCATGTTCCCTTTTCATTTATATAATCTTTTAGGCTAGCTCCCATTTTAAGAGTAACCCCTTCTTCAAACCATAACTGATTAATTAATTTACCAGCATGTAAATATGATGATGCAATCTGTCGTTTTTTAAGAATCGCTGCATGTTTATAACTAAGTTCTGCAATAACCTCATATAATGCCATATGGTATTGAGCATCACGTACATCCGCAAAACCAAACTTCTGTATCTCTTTATTAAAGATTGGTAGAAAGTTAAGCCACATATAGTAATCTCTAGTGATATACCAATGCTTGTCATCAGATATAAAGATTACTCCCTTACGACATTTTTCTTTTTCATTATCCCAATACTTTCTAAAGTCTTTAGTTCCTTCTGGGAATGAACAGTAGAATCCACTTTTATTAAAGTTTTGTGCTTGCTCATTAAATAGTTTCGACATTTCATCAAAACCATATTCACCGGGTTCTTTAAAAATAGATACTAAATAGTCTCTAAAAGATTCTCGTGTTTCAAATTCAGTATATGACCACTCACCATTATATGTAGGAACTGATATAAATGACATATTAATATTCATTTAATAGTTTAAATATTTCCTCAAGAGCTTCATGTCTGTGATTCTCTTTAAGAATAATCTTGCTTACATACTGTGAATTCTCAATCTTAAATATGTCATGAACAGCAGAAAAGTCTCTTGGTCTAAGGTCTATTTGTTGACTATCTCCAGTAAAGATAATTTTAGAGTCTTTTGTGATTTAGTAAGATTCTGAAATTCATCTACTATACACACAGCATTATCAAAAGTCCTACCACGAAAATGACTTAATGAAACTAATTCAATATCATGACTTTGTTCCATCTTTTCTAATATTTCAGGTTTAGCATATACCTTTTGCATATTAGATCTAATAGGAACTAACCAAGGTTCCATCTTCTCTGATAGAGAGCCTGGTAAAAAACCATTTTCTTCAGTAGAAATAGTAGGTCTTGTTATAATAATTTTGTTAATCAGTCTTTTAAAAAACATGTCTAAAGCAATTTGAACAGCAACCAAAGTCTTTCCTGTTCCTGCTTGACCAATTAAAAAGTTAATTGGAGTTTCTAAAATTTTAGATTTTGCAGCTTTCTGTTCCTCTGTAAGAGATAAAGAAAACTTAACATCTCCTTTAGGAGCATTTTTTTCAATGTTTGTTTTAGACATAATATTACATTTGATCGTATGCAAGACCTTGTCCACCGCGGACATGGCTCTTTTGTTCATCTTGTAAATCTTTATATGCACCTTTAAATGATTGTCTTATTGCATCAAAATCTTTAGCCATAGCTCGTATTTGATTAATGTTACCATCCTTACCATCTGTAATAGCAGTGTTTGACATATATCGTCCAATACGATCTAATGCTTTTTTAATACCCTCGTATGCTCTACTTGTAGGAGTTTCATACATTTTCTTACAGAAGTTTAATGCTTCAATAATTAAATCATCTTCTACATTAAAGTTTGCATCTAATTCATAGAGAATTATTTCTTCTTTTTCATCTTCTAGAGTATGAAAGAATGGATTTAAATCTGGATTAGGACACGTCATATAAAAGATATACTGAAAGATTTTTAAATAATCTTCAGGATAGTTATCCATAATATTTTTAAGTGTCTGTAAAGTATAACAATGTTCCATTGGAATCACTTTACCATTCTGAATATCAAATAACTTTATTATCATACATTATCTTTTTTTTCTCCAGCACCATAAAAATAATATGGACTGTTACCATATGTCCTATCAATTCTTTCCGATGAAAGAGGATCTTTAAAAATTTGAATTTTTGGAGGACTATCCTTATTATAAGGTACGATAAAATCTGGATTATGCCATCTTAATAAATTATTTGGTTGGGCACAGAAGTTACCATCACTTAACATTATAAAGTGATAACACTTACTATCTTGATCATTGGAGTATCCAACATTTAATTCATTTAGATCTCCTTCGTAATCATCTATAGTAGTTATATAGTAACCGGATCTCCATACACGATCTCTACAAAAAACATCTACCATCTTATTTTGTAAGAAAGCAAATGTTGTAACTGCAATATTATTACTTTGACAATCCCACGATTGTAATAAAGACAATCTAACTTCTTCATCATTATCTAACTTATCATAATTTTCATGATGAACAAATGCAGATATTGGCATATTCCAAAATATAGCTCCAAAATTAGATTGAAAATGAAAGTGTAATGGTCTATTAATCATAGACTTAACTCCAAAAATATATCCTGGTGTTACACCCCAAGTATCTAATATAAATTCATTTCTTATATAACATTCTATATAAGGAAAGTTTGCATTAAGTTGTGCCATAATCTTTAAGGTATTGAATAATATCTATTACTTCTTTTTTAAGATATGGTAAATCATATCTTTTAATCTCCTCTACAATTGGATCATTATTAGCGTCATATTTTAAAATTCTGCTACCGTATTCATCAACTTCACCAGCAAATTTGATATGATCAACAATAAGCTTACCTGGTTTAAGTCTAGGATTATGTTTTATAATGATATACATATATATACTCAACTGAAGATTATAATGATTTAAATTACAATCGTCAAGATGTGCTACAGGCCCAATCATTTTTTGACTTATACCTTCCCAATTTACGTACGATGATTCTTTTATTTCTTTATTGGTTTTATAGTCATATACGTTTACAACGCCGTTAACTACTTCAACTCTATCTGCTTGACCACATATACCTGCTGATTTTAAATAAACTAAATGTTCAGGATAAATACCATCAGCAAGCTTTTGATCTGGAGCATATTTAATACCATCAACTTCATTTACTTGAAATACTGGTAATGGTAAACCTTCTCTTGTAATACTATTTAGATTTAAGATATCACGTTCTCTTTGATCATGATACCATCTACCAAGCTTTACAGATTTTTCATTTTCTTGTGTCCATCTTAGTTTTATTTCTTCTGGTGCCATGTTATACCACTTGGACTTTTTATTTTTAGATGCTTTCTCAGCTGCATTATCTGCATCAAATTTTTCTTTAAGCATTGATATACAACCAGTTACACTTACCCAATTAATTTTTTCATCAGGATTACTGCTTATATATTTATGTTCTTTTGGTTCAAATATTACTGACATCACCATTTGTTTTTAGGACATGAATATTCGGGAGATCTTGTTGCCGCTGCGAGACTACATCCACAATCTGAACAACATGGTTCAGTTTTAGGAACTGCACAATGCTTTCCAGTAAAATCAATGAATGGACAATTTGCACATATACGCATTCTTTCAGCAGCAATCTTTTCTATTTCAGGATTTGGAAACCATCGATACCACCATCCTTGTAATATTTGTTTTACTTTATTTAACACGTTCATTTTTTATTTGGTTTTTTCTAA